TAGCCCCCTCCACGAGACGGTACGCAGAAATCATGTCGTCGGCCACTCCAAGGAGCCCCTCCTTGTGCCAGGCGATCCAGTGTTCGCCGTGTCGTTCCACAGTATATGCTTTCATGCCCAGTCCTCCTTGACAACTACGGTATCCTCAGTCCACTCCTCGCAGATAAATTGGTCGATTGGGAGATACGTGAGGGTGTCATCCAGCTCGACGATGACCAGAGCGGCCCGGGGGTCTTCGTCTCCGATATCCCCATTACAACATAAATCCTTGATCTTACGCTGGGCAACTTTACCATCGAGCGTCTTTAACACCAGTTTCATACAAGCCTCCTACACGTGTACAATACAGAAAAAATGAGGATCAGTTCTTGTAGCGAGCGGTGATGACTTGATTTTCGTCGTCGACCTCGAACTCGCGGATGTATCCTGAGAGACGAACGCGGTAACCATTATCTTTCAAAATCTCGAGACTTCCGTCCTCTGTCCAACGTATCTTTCCTCTGACGCTCCAGTTCTCGATGTAATCCGCGTTGGATTTGACATTGATGGTCCACTTGTCAGGTTCCTCCTCAACGGGAGGAAGCTCCCAGATAATCAGAGAGTCGTCGGAGACGACGTCGAATGTACAGTCATCGGTATTGGCCTGGACCTCATGGACCCCAAGTTCGTTATTGGTATCGACTTGCACGATCCACTCGGTGAACCCGGGCTTGTCGACTTTGGCTGTGGCGACGATGTCGAAGTCGTAGCTACGGCCCTTATTAGTGTGAAAATAAAGCTTCTTGAGCATACGTTCGTTCCTTCTAGTGGGTATGGGGCCCCAGGTCTCCCCAGGGCCCCCGTGGATATGGATGTCAGTGCAGGATTGGCTCGTAGAGGCCCCAGAGCTGACCCTCGGTCATGAGGTCAAACTTGTTGTCGCTACGGCGGATGATCCACTTACCGATGGCTCCTGTGTGAAGGTGAGCCTTGATCTCCTCGTCGCTGGAAGCCCAGGTGCGGACTTGACGGAGATTATCATCCGTGATCTTGACCGCCTCGCAAACGCTACGTCGAGGGTTGAAGAGCTTGACTTCGAGCGGCATCAGAACGGAACCTCCTCGGTGTCGGCGTCCTCGGCGTACATAGCCTCAAGCTCGTCCTCCACGATAGTGAAGAAGCCCTTGTCGAGATATGCCGAGCAGAACTCCACTCCGGCCTGAGTGCGTCCGTGGTAGGGACGGAGGGCAATATCGGCCCGCTCTAGGTCTGCGAAATCGAGAGCGCCGACTGTCTGCTCATTCAGAAGCGTACGAGTACGTCCGATGATCGAGACGATCTTGGGCGGACGGCCTCCGAAGTTGACCTTCACCTTGATATAGGGAAGTGGCTCCTCCGTGTCGTCCCGAGGCTTCAGGGTCTTGATGTTGAACCCTTCGGTCCGGAAGTCGTCGACGGCGTCGTCAGGGAGGATAACGCAGAAGGTGCGAGCCGTGTTCCCGAAGCGGTCCTTCTCGCCAGCGAAGTTGCGGAAGAGAAGTCGGGCGTTCTTGATAGTGTAGGTGTTGACGGCCATGTCGTGTTCCTTTCTATGGGGTAGTAGTCTTGAGATAAAACCTGGTCGACGAAATAAGGAGGCGAGTAGAGATCGTAGTTCATGGCCTCCTCTCTAGGCGGATGATGCCGTGGTCGTGGAGGCGCATGAGGAGCCACCGGGCGTCCCACTCTTCTATGAGAATATCATAGAGCCTCTTGATCCAGTCCTCCTGTGAAGGATTCAGTAGGTCACCGAGCTCTTCTTGAAGGAGGTCGACCTTACAGATGAACGACCAGAGCTCACTATCCGTGGTCTTCTCGATCATCGACGGAAGTGACGACAGAAATGACTCGATGGCTACTTGACTGCCATGAATAAGACGGACCGTCGCAAGCTCGGCGGTCTTGTCACTCATCGGAGACCCCCTCGATGGAGTTGATTCCGACAATAAGACCCGCCTCTACAAGGCAGCGCACGAGGTCCCGGTCGTCCAGCTCGGTGCGGCAGATATCGAGGAGGTTCTGGACTGTCTGGCGACGGTAGTGACCATAGCTGCTGCGGTCACAGCACTCGAGCTTATCGATGAGTTCCTTGATCTCGTCGTCCTTCAGGTTCGCCACCTCGTCCCGAAGGTAGCTGGTGTATCCGACAAGGATATCATTAGCGGTCTGGCCGCCGTCGTAAACAGAAGAGAGCATTGATTCGTTCCTTTCTATCGAGAAACCTAGAACCCGGGTTGGGTTCTAGGAGTGAGGGGTCAGTTGGTCTTGAATGTGTCGCAGATGTTCTTGGCCATGGCGAGCATGTCCTCTTTCGTTGCTGAGAGGTGGTGCTGGTCGCAGTAGTCACGTGTCGCGTAGTAGGCGAACGTAGCTATGGCGAAGCCAACACCCATCTCAGCAAGGTTGGTGAGGACGTACTGGCGGGCGAGGGAGGGGCAGGACATGGCAGTACCTTTCTGGAGGGGTCTCATTATATGCCCTGCCCTTCTCGCGATTCATGCTGCTAGGAAGGTATCGACGTCCGTATACTTCTGAATTTGCCCTCGGGCAGCGTCCACGAGTTCCCTTCCATATCGATTGTCCAGCTTAGCTCGCCAGTCGTCTCCGGCGTCTTCGTAATCAAGCCAGAGATACCCCTTGCAACCTCCGACATCGCCGTACGAAATAACCTCATTACCCTCGCTGTCCACTCGATGATTCTCTCGTACAAGTCGACCGGCCCCGGGAGTGTCTGGGATAACAGGAATGAAGCGCCCGACGCGTCCGACGAATTTTCGGTCATTTTCATCGAATTCAAGCAGCATTCGTGTAGTAACCGATCGTGTCTGGGCGACATCTTCGAGAGCCAGAGGATCTCCGGTGAAGAGAGTCTTGTAGACAACAGGTTCTTGGAACTGCTTGCCCGTTGCGTGCCAGCCATCTTTGTCGTGTGCGATATAGACGGCGTCGTTGACGAGCAGCATACGATCGTAGGTCGCTTCGTGCTCGAATGTGTAACCGTACTTCTTCCCAAACTCGAAGACCTCCGAAATGATGCGATCGTCGGCGTTCGGGATCTTGATCGAGTCTGTCTTGATGTGGGCAACGGTGTATCCTTTCTCCTGAACGAAATGCTTCAGGTCGACCATGAACAAAGCGCCGCGCTTGGCGACGATGTTGTCCACGTTCCGGGGGTCTCGGAGTGGGTTGTCGAATTTGGCGGCGGTGAGTCCGTACGTCGAATTCAGCGCGATCTTCAGCGCATAGGCCAGAGCGTCGAGGTTCGAGTCGTCGTCCAGATATGGAGCCAGCGCACCATTCAGGATCTTTCGAGCCTCGTCGAGTTCCTTGTGCTTGATCAAGATACGAGCCTTCTTGAGCTCGCTATACCTCTTAGTATATGGTCCGAACAGCTGGAGTTCCTCGATCGACGTAGGATGCATCGACGCAATATCCAGCAGGGCCACGTTCTCGTGGTATCCGGGCTCGGAGGAGACGTAGCCGCCCTCGCCAACCTCCTCGCCACGATATGTCGACTTGCCGTACTCGTACTTGTAGCCGGGGAACATCTCCGACAGGTCTGTGTACTGCAAGTACTTCTGAGTGTCCCGCTGACCCTGGAATATGATCTGGGTGGTCAGCTTGTTGGTGCTGGAGTTGACAGGGAGACCCGCGATCGCAGCGAGGATCTGACGGGCCTCCCAGTCAGCCTCCAGATGGTCCCATACCTTCTCTGTAGCGATGACGTCGTTGTCGCAATATGCGGCGACCTCTTCCCACATCTCCTCCGGCACCGGTTCGTCCCAAGGAAGACCGAGCTCCTTGTGGTGGATACCCAGCTCGATCTCCCACTTCTTGAGGGACTGCTTCTTGGCGGCGAAGTCGTAGATATCGGTATAGGACAGGTTGTATGCCTCTCGGAATCCCTCCTTGATAAGGTTGTTAATGATCTTACGAGAGAGGTGATAGAGCTGGATGTTCGAGTAACCCAGGATACGACCGTAGAGGATATGGTTGTCGTACCGACGGTTGTTGAACCCGACGAGCTTCTTCTCTGTAAGATCAGAAATCTCGTTTGGAGTCGGATTGATCATCCTCTGGATCTTGTCGGCTCCCCGGACTTTCCAGTTCACAAGGAACAGGTTCGGGAATACCTCGACGTCGTAAATAATCGGGGTATCGTCGTCCGACTCCTCATAGGTCTCCTCATGGTCGCTCTCGGAAGAGAACGGCATCTCCTGCACTAGCTTGATGCAGTAGTCGGCCTGATGGGTGGACTTCATGGCGAATGTGAGGACCTTCTGCCTCATGTCCGACACGTCGTAGTCCATCCCAGACTCCTTGGCGTCCGTCAGCACCTTCATGATAAAATCGATGCTAGGTTTCGTCCCGGGATGGAACTCCTTCCGCAGGTTCCGCTCTATGAGTTTCCGGATGGACTTCTCGTTCTGCATGACCTCCTGACGGATCAAGGTTTTCTCCTTGACGGGAAGATATCCGTCCTCAACCGTGGTAAGGCCCTGGTGGGCGGTGCACTCGGTGAGGCGCCGACGGAGGGCGGATTTGCCTGAGTAGACCTTGCACTCGACTCCTGGGCGCACCAACCGTGAAAGTAAGGAAGGATCCCCCGAATATCGATAGTGGATGTGGATTCCACCCCCCGATCGGCTGAGTTCAGCATAGGAGGGAACCCACCTGCGAGCCTCTTCCAGACACTTGTCTCTGTCCTTGTCGAGGTCGATGTCGATGACGACGTCTTGCTCGGGTACGAGGACATAATGCTCCTTTCTAGTGTCCAAGTCCTTCAGTGTGGTCGTGACGTCGTCCCAACGTTTCGCTGGGAGGCCGTTTTCATTGGCGTACTGTGCAGGACAGTCCTTGTAGAGCTCGTCGAGATATGACGGCTGCTCCTTCATCTCGGTCCAGTCCGAAATCGGGCTCTCCTTCTTCTCCCCCTGGGAAAATTTGGATTTCAATAGCCCTTTATACACCTTTCGCCGGCGTTCCCCGTCGACCATGATGCGATCATGAAACTCCTCGAAGTAGTCCCGGATCTCGTCTTTGAACTTGTACATGGGGTACATAGCCCCGTCCGAATATGTCTGGGAGTACTCCTTGTACATCTCGTAGATGCGCTTGAGAGTGACCCCATCCTCACCGTCCAACTCGTCCTGATAGAAATCGAGGAAGTTGAAGATGGGGTTGGTTTTACTCATCATGCCGATGGGCTTGTAGTCGTCGTAATACGACGGACCCTTGGACTTATAGAGTTCCACGCAACGCTTTACGATAGAACCCCGTTCGTCCTCGAGTTGAGACATGATCTCTTTGTACCGACGAATATCGAGCTTTCGTCCAGAAGGCTCAACGTCGATAAGACGTCTCGTCAGTCCGCTCTTCGAGTCGGTGATGCGTACCGGCAAGTTGGTACCCACGAACAGCATCGCTTCAGGCTTGAATGTGTAGAGGGATTTCCCCTTCTCATTCATGACCATCGGTTCATGAGATACGAGACTGTTCAGGCGGCTGTTATCCGCGATCCGGGAGAGGTTGCCGTCATGCTGAATAGCCACTCGAGGATTCGACTTGAATGGCTCAAGGGCGAATTGATCGCTCGGTCGCCCAAGAGCCGCCGCGTCGAATTGACCGATATGCCCATCGAACAGTCTCGAGATAAGGTTCAGGACGGTCGACTTGCCCGATCCAGCAGATCCGTAGAGCACGAAGAACTTCTGGATCCAGGTAGAGTCTCCCGCGAATATGGATCCGATGCCCCATTCGAGTTTTTCTCTCTCATCCGGATCATAGAGGGTGCTCATGAGCTCCTCGTAGGCGGGGCATGGATCGCTGCTCAGAGAATAAGAGAGCGTTCTAGTTGCGTAGTCTTCCTTTCTTGGAGTCTGGTTGGCAAACAGTATTTTGCCGTCGAGCGGTTGGTAGACGTCCGGAAGCTTGGACATCCACGCCTTATAATCGCTATATGTCTTGGAGTCGTAGTCCCCCAGATACCGTGCCCAGACGGACCCGTCAACTCTCTGTGAGGCCTCTTGGAATTGACGGGTGACGTCTGCGTCCACGATACGTATCAGGTCGTACTCATGAGTACTCCAGAAATGCGTCTCGGGGTTGTACACGGCGTAGAAGGACTTCCCACGAACCATGAGATCCTTGAATTCGTGCACACGCCAGGCCGGCCGTACCTCGGTGGTGCCCGATTTCAGGGCTCGCTCCTTGATCTCGTAGAAATCCATTTGACTCCTTATATGTCGTAGTTCTCCGCTAGGTAGAGCTGCATTTGATACCAGAGCTCAAGGCGGTTCTGGTTCGGGAACTCCCCCGGCTCGTAGAACTCCGGAACGGACTTGAGAGGGAATATGCCCCCACGTCCGTGGGAATCGTACTGACGACTCATCCATCGGTCGATAGCCTTCTCGACCCTTCGATCGAGTTTATCGTCCAGCATGACGTCGCAGTCCATGAAGTTGATTCCGAGGTTGTTTATCATCTCCCAGAAATAGGGAGCAGGGCCCTCGTCATCGTCCAGCTCAAACGCCATACGATCGGCCAGCCCGAGAAGAACCTCGAGAACGTTAGCCTGGCGCTTGAGAAATGCGGGCGGGAGCTCGCCGCCGTAGCGGTTCCGCCACTCACGACCATCCATGTCCCGATTGCGGTCCATCATGGCGGAGTAGCGGAACTCGGTACGGTAGAGCTTCATCAGGAGGAAGTAGCTGTCAAACATGCTCGGCAGCTGACTTTCATCCTCACCCAAGAATGAGACTAGGAAGTCGAAGTACTCGTCTTCCATCAGCAGGATCCTGAGTACGAGTCCTCAATGACCTCGAGGCGAATATCGTAGGGGAGGTTGAAGTTGCGGATCCACTTAACGACGATCTCGTCCGACTGCGTCTCGAGGTCGACGTTACCGAGCCACTCGCCAACGTTGTCGATCGTGACCATGTCGTCGTCGCAGAGGATGCGGTCCTCCGTGAAATACATCAGCCTGACCCGATCGAAGTTGAAGATGCCCACTTCGTACTCGTTCTCCGTGATTTCATGGATGGACTCGCCCTCCGCGACCTCCTCGTCTTCGTCCTCTTCCTCGAAATCCTCTCCCATAATCTCGGAGAGGTCATCCTCCATGGTGATGTCGAGATACTCGTCGTTGACGATCTCCTCATACTCGTCCATCTCTTCCTCCGTGGGCTTTGTCTGGGCCTCTGCAGGCTCAGTCGAAGTTTCTACAGCCTTCTCCTCAGGCCCCTTCTTCTCGCTCTTCAAGTCTTGCACTGCGAGAAATGTCGCCGTAAGACCGACGACGAGCGCCGGTAGTAGATTCATTAGCGTCCCTTTCGTTTAGTTGCTCGACCGATGGCGAAACCGACCAGGATCAGAAATGCTACCTTCATCGAATTGCCACCCTGTCAATCTGGTCGTAGATAACGCCGTCGACGTTGAAGTCGAGGACGAACTTGGTGACCTCACGTCCGAGGACCGGGTCGTAGTCACGGTAGTTGAAGACCTCGAAGTTGCCGAACTCGACGATGCCGTCACCGTCCTCGTTGTCGTAGACCCAGCCCACCACAGAACCGGCAGACGTCGGAGGCAGGCCGAGGCCCTTGTACACATCATTCAGGAGCAGATACCCACGAGTCCGCAGGATGTCGTTGGCGTAGTTCTCCTGAGCGTGGAGGATCATGAGGCTGTAGTCCTCGTTCCCCTCCCAGGCTTTCGCGTTCTGGTCGAATACGACAGCATATGGCGAGACGCCGAGCTCACGCATGAACTCCTCAGGCTTGAGCTGGAACTCACGCCCCGTCTCGTTGTAGTAGTCCATTTTTGCCTTGTCGAGGGCGTTGGCGTCAGCCTCAGCGAGAATACGCTCGGTCTCCTCCTTGCCGAACCCCTCCTCGATACGGTCCTTGTAGTTGCGGAAGGACTCCTCGAGACCGGCGTAGGCCATGGACAGACCAGCAATCCGGTGTGCGGAAATGCGGTGCGCCAGGACCAGAGAAATGGCGGAGGCCGTACCCAAGCTCAGCGGCAGGGCGTAGTGCTTGACAAGGTGCTTCGTCAGGTTGCCCCAGGCACGGGCCTTGGCGATCTGAATATCCCGCTTCTCGAACTTCTCCTCGTCCTCGGCTGCCTTGACTGTCGACAGCTCGTTCAGGTCCTCCCAGGTGACCTCGCCGACGCTCAGCGTCTGCTTGGCCGTGAGGACTGCGGTTGCGGTGAAGCCGGCGATCCCCAGCCCCGTCAGGATGGCGGGAGCGTGCTTGGAGACGATGAGAGCGCCCTTGCCGGCGAGGCGCGAAATAACAGTAAGGCTCATGATGCGAAGTACTTCCTCTCGTTAAGGCTCTTGTAGACTGCAATTACCTGACCGTCACTCATGCGGTCAACTTTGGCGACCCACGCCGCCGATCCTCCGTATGCTTGGCGCAGCTTAGCGCGCATCTGCTCGATACTCATTTGTTGTTCCTTATGTCGTTCACGATCCCTGCGATGAGGATGGCGTTGATGACTATCAGACCTGCGAATACGACCCAGATCGGCAGAGATCCCAGACCGGCGAGGATGATAAGTAGAATGAAGATAGTGAGAAAGATAGATGTGAGACTGTAGACAGTTGTCATCTCTTCGTCGTTCATCGGACGTCCTCCGGTTTCGGTAGATCGAGAATGTATCCATTGCGGGAACGGACTGCGCGTCCGCTTCGGAGATCCCGCCATCCCCAGTTCTCATCGGTGTACGACTGGGAAATGCCGGCCATGCCGTACAGGTCTCCCACGGTCGCCACGTCATACTGGTCACAGATGCTGATCAGGTGATTCAGGACATCCTCGGCCTCACTACGGGTTGCAAATATGATGGACTCGAGATTGTGCTCCCGACGGTCCCTCTGGGTGTACGTCCGCTCGGTTGGAGTCTCTCGACGCCCGTAAGTCCGATTGGAATATGAGGTGTACGTCTTGTTGCTACGAGAGCGCTGAGGACCGCCGTCGCCTCCGAAGAGCAGACGGTCGATCCCGGATGTGAAGATATCACTCACGGCGTTCTTGACGCTGGGCAGGGCAATATCCCAGAGAAGGTAGTTGGCCACCTCCTTGATGTCCTCGGCGAAGAACGCCTGAAGCGCCTGCTTGCCGAGACTGCCCTTGTCGATACGTGCCGGAGTCTTGACGACCCTTTCGACGGCAGGCTTGGTCTTCCGTGAGTTGGAGGGGAAATCGCCCCTAACGGGTACGTTATCGGTCATGTTCGCTCCTTCTGATATGCGGGGCCCCAGGTCTCCCCAGGGCCCCGCTCGGGTTTCTCAGGCCTCGATCTGGTTGAATACGTCCGGCCGCTCCTTCTTGGCCTGCTCGATGAGTGCCTTGGGCATGACGCCGTTGAAGAACTTGATACTCTTCTTCTCGTCCTCCAGGAGGCTCAGAACAAACTCGTCGTAGAAGATGCTGTCCTTGAACTTGGCGAGGATCTCCGGCGACTTCTGGAATCGCTTACCGTCAGACGACCGCTCGCCGTAGGCCTTGTCGACGATGGTGCGGAAATAGTCGAACAGCTTGAACTTGTCCTTCTTGGTCCAGTCCTCGGGCTTGCGGGACATGAATGCCTGAAGCGTGTCAGTGAAGCCGTCGGGCTCCGACTGCTGGAGATCGATCAAGTCCACCTTGTTCATGTGAAACCAGAGGGTCTCGGTGACCATGTCGCCGTCGAAGGTCTCGGCGCTAACGTTCATCTTGATCATGGATATGCCTTTCAGTCCATCGAGTTGAGAGTGGTAGCTGCGAGCGACTTGGTCTGGTTGACAATATGGTCCCACGAGGTCTTCTCGTCGAACTTGTCGCTCTTCTGGATGACGCGCTTGACTGTCTTGCCGTTTTCGGTGAGGGTAACCACCACGGCCGCCTGAAGCTCCATCGTTCGTTCCTTTCTGAAAATGAGAAACCTAGAACCCGAGTTGGGTTCTAGGGTGAGTAGGATCAGTCGTTGGTCTCTTCGACGAGCTCAGCGTCCACGACTTCGGCGTCCGATTCGATGGCGGCGGGAGCCTCGTCATCACTGTCACCGGAGGAAGCAAGGGCCTTCACCAGGACGAGCGCGGCGAAACCGGCTGCGGCGGGCAGCACGTAACGCGCACTCTTCTTGGCGACGGCACCGAGCTTGGTCCAGTTGACGGCGACGATGGGGGTCTCGTCCTCAACGATCTCGGAGTGCTCGATGACGGTGGGAGCGGTGTTCTCGGACATGAGAGTTCCTTTCGAGTTGATGGGGTCTCATTATAGTGCGTGCAGAATTTGCGAAAGCCTATGCCCTCTGTTGGAGGGCACGGCGGTCTAGTTGGTCTGAGGTGTCTTCATGGAGTCGATGGTCTCGGCAAGGGTCTCGGCGTACTGTCGTCCGGCCTTGTCCCCGACATATGTACCAAGGACACTACTTCCGACGCCGTAGATGGCGGTCAATACCACTCCGGCTGGAGGGCAGAGAGCGCCGACAACGGCACCGGCGGTAATGCTGGCGGATGTCGAGGCAACAAGGGATACGACCTTGTATCCGGTGGTCTCTTTGAAACTCATGGTCATTCCTTTCTAGATGGGTCTCGTTATAGGCGGTGCTCCTTTCACGAAAGCTTGAACCACTTCTCCGTGGGCTCGACGACGAAATCGACCACCACGACAGCCTTCCCGTCATCCGAGACCTGGGCGCCGTAGTGTACCTCGATCTGCCTCTGCTCATTCCAACCGAGCTGATCACCCAAGGAAATACCCTCGAGGCCGATGCCGGCGTAGAACTCGTTGAGGCTGACACACATCTCACGGAGGAGAGTGTAGTTGAGTTCGTTGACTACCCGGTCGATCTTGTTGACGGTGGACTTGAAATAACGACCGCTGTAGGCGTCGTAGAACAGAACGTCGCCCTCACCACAAACCACAGCTGCGTCACGAGGATATGGATCCATCTTGGACGCGGCATTCTGGGAGATCGTCTTCTCCTCAGGACCAAGGCGATCCTGGACGGAGGCGCGATAACGGTCGTAAACCTGACGCGTGCCCTCGTAGGCAAGGAGCAGGGACGACTCGCGCTTGACCGAGATGCTGTGAGCGCCGATGACGCAAGCGCCCGTACCCAATATGGCGATGGCCGGAGGAGCGTAGATCTTAGCGTAGATCTTGATTCGCTGCTCCCTGGTGAGGCGCTTGAAGTCGTCGATGTCCCACTCCTGCATCTGACGGTCCGCATGGACACTCAGAGCGACCGACGCCCCGAGGCCCAGCAGCGCCAGTCCAGTGAGGATGTGATGCGAGTTGCGTACGACGAAGTCCTGGGCGGCTTTGACGAATGCGAGGTTCATTTGCTCTCCCCTCCGATATTGATGAGTGCCTTATACCACTCATTCTCTTCTAGATTGTTCTCGCGTTCTCGAATGTAGTCACGATACATCGTCTTTACAGAATCACTCACGCTACTCTGGATGGCATTGACGAGCATCTGCTTGGCGACTTCGGGGGCCACGTCGGCTGGAACCGTGAGTGTGACCTTCTGTGTATTTGTGATGGGATCCAGATCGGAGAATTCCAGCTGGATGTCATCGTGGTCCATTTGCGTTCCTTTCTATCGAGAAACCTAGAACCCGAGTTGGGTTCTAGGAGTGTGTCAGAGATTGTGATCGATGTGGGTAGGGGCGGTGAAATCCTGCTTCGAGATCTTGTACCGTGAAAGCACCCACTTGACGATGGCGTAAATGCCAACGCAGTAGATGACAGACTTGACAAGGTTCTCGACGAGGCGGGAGATCAGCATGATCGGTCCTTTCGGTCTATAGGTCTCATTATATGCCCTGCTGATTCTGCGAAAACCTAGAACCCGTGAAGGTTCTAGGCGTGAGAGTCACTTCTTGGTAGAGTTCTGTCGGAAGATCTTCTCGATCTCGGCCCAATCTTCTTCGAGATACTTCTCTACATTGTCGGTCTCCTGGGCGGACGGAGTCGAGGTAAACTTAAGGAGATTCCGCTGGTGGCGGACGGTCTTCTTGAGCGCCTTGATCTGCTGCGCCTGGGAGTAGACGGTGTACAGAAACATGACGAAGGAGATGAAACCGAATGTGATGAAGATGTTGGACATGATGCATTCCTTTCGTGAGGGGTCTCGTTATATGCCTTGCAAAATCCGCGTTCCAATTTTCCCACCCGGGAATTTTTGGATTTCGAAAATCAGAACGTTTGTGAAAAACCTAGAACCCTTGTGGGGTCCTAGGTCTTTCGTGTCTCAGATGCGGATCTTGGCGACGAATCCGAGTGCCTTGGAGGCGACGGGGAAGATCTGCTCAGCCTTCACGATGGCGAGGATTCCGAGGATGGAGCCGGCGGCGCCCACCACAGCATCGGGGCTGGGGCAGAAACGACGGTGTTTTGCGTCTTGAATCTGCTCAAGCTCCTTGATGCTGCGGAGAGCTTCGCGATAGGCTTCACTGTCGGGATCCATGCCGTCGATGAAAGCGTAAGCCTCTTCTAGGGCCTTCTTGGTGTTCGGCTTGTTGTCGGACATGGTATTCCTTTCAAATGAGGGGTATCATTATAGACCATGTCGATCCCGCGGATCGTCAGACCTCGGAGACCTTCAGAGTGGCCGTGTCCTTCTTGGTCATGTCCTGAGCGGGGGTCTCCAGAGCGGCGTAAACCTCCTGGTTCTTGTGGTCCACATGGAGCACGCCGTCAACCTCGGGCTCGTAGTTCTTGGCCGCGAGACCGAGCAGAGCGCCCAGGAAAGTGTCGAGAGCGGTGATGGTACCCACAACCGCCTCAGTGTGAGGGAAACCCCACAAACCCGCCAGGGCGAGATACAGGGTGGCGAGGGCAGGAAGCAGGATCTGAGCAATCCACTTCAGAGTGTTGTAGGTCTGATTCGACAGCGACATAGCGCTTGTCCTTTCTTCGGGTGTCAGGAAAATGGATCGGAAGCCGGTTCACGGCATCCATTACCTTTTCGGCAGTCCCGTTTCCGCCGAAAGTGTGGTAGGGCTGATACAGATACTTCTGCAAGTCCTCAAACTCATCGATGGTGATGTAACCACGGGACAGATATGCGGTTCCCATAGCCACGATCTGGTTGTGCGCTAGACCCAACATAAGCTGAGTCTTGGCGTCATGCCTTTCCGCACGTTTCTGGAGATACGCCCAGAGACCAGTACTGGTGAGAACGGAGCCGAATATGGTGATCACCAGCTCCACAGTATGAGACATTTAGCCTCCGATAGAAACGATTGGGCGCACCCCGTACTTCTCAGTCCACTGGGCCCAAGTGACCCGACGCTGGTCGCCGTAGTACAGGCCGAAGTAGTCCTTGGAAATCTGATCCCGGAGCCAGAAGGATTCGCCCGGAGTCGGAATCGGATTGCCAACACGGAAATACGAGAACTGACGAGAGATGGGGCCGATGGTGTGAGTGTCGCCGTTGATGCGGTTGTGCACAAGATATGAGCCGAACATCTCAAACTCAGACGGAATGGTGAGTTGCGGGTACTCCCAGGTCCAGTCCTTCTCCGTGCGCTCCCAGGCATTCCCGGTGTTCTCGTAACCGTGCGGCTCCATAACAGGGAATGTTCGGAAATCCGACATGGCGAAGACCTGGGTAAGCGTGGAGAAACGAACCATGCCATTGGAATAGTCCCGTCGCATCTTAGAGCCATTCCAGCCGTATTCGCACCAGCCAGACTCGCCGATGTTGTCGATTCCGAGGTTGCGGTCGCTCATGACCGTGATTCGGTGCTGATTCTCGCCGTTCGGATAGTCCAGCCATCGGTCGAAGTCGACGATGATCCACTTGCAGGAATTATCGTTGTACTGCCAGTAGTCGCCCAGCCACAAGCCGTCAAACGTCCCGTTTCGAATGGCTGCCTTCTGGGCGGGAGTCATGACCCTACCCAGGTTGTTGCCTCGAGTAATGACTCGTTTGAGATTCGGGTCGTTGTTGAAGGCGTTGAGGAAATCGTTCTTGTTGTTCAGCGTGATCTGCTTGGGCTGCATGACACTCTGAGCCCACTGAGCATACTGAGCGCCAACCCTACCGCGGCAGTCCGTGACTTCGAAGTCGGCATTCGTCTTGGCTCCCCTGGGAACCCGAATATAGGCGACGATGACCTCGAATGTGTCATTCGTCTGGGTAGGCTGTGGAACACCGCCACCCGAAGTTCCCTGAATAACACGGGTACCAGCGGAACGAACGCTAGGCGTCTTGTCGACCCTGAGGGTTATGGCATCGTAACGATCGCCGTCCGTAGCGCCCTCGGTGAGTGCGTAGACCTTGTTCGCGTCGTTCTCAATCCAGTGTCCCTTGAACCAGGCGCGGCCAGACTGGACGATGATCTCTCGTCCAGAGCCCTTGGCAACCTGGTAGCCTCTACCCCAGTTCTGGAATATGCCGTCCGAGATGACTCCGTCGAACATGCGGCCGAAGTCGTCAGCGGAGTACTTCCGGTCCCCATTGATGGAGACGAAGAATCCTGATTTCTCTGTCATGTGATGTTCAACCCCGGTTTCGACTTCTGAATATCGGACAAGGACGTAAACGTCGGATAGAAGACGTCGCCCTCCGAGTCTGAGGACGTACGGATGTACTCGGTTACCCGAGCGATGTCCTGCTGCCCGAACTCGTTCTGAATCTGCACGAAATCGCCCAAGAAGAAGTCCTCGTTGTACGTATACATGGACTGTTGGGCAGCCTCACCTGAGAACATCTCAATGGGCATATGACGCCACAGCTCAGTATTGCACTGCTCGGCAATCTGACGATAGATGGATTCGGGATCAATCGAAGCCACGCCGCTAGTACCGCTACCAGTCGAGGTCATGTACCCATTTGTGTGTTCGATCGATGGGTTTTGAAAATAACCCTCCCTAAGCCCGAGTCCTTTGGTGCCGACGGTAACTGAATTGTTTTGCATCGCGGAGTCTCGGTTGTCATCAAGGTACTCTTTTGAGAGCTGCAAGCTCAAGGGTACAGTAAATTTCACAGCGCCCGAGAATATCTTGGTCCGAGTAGATACCTTGGACTTGAAATAGGTGGCCTTGGACAGGTTATCGTACTTCGGGGAGAACACTACAGGAGGGCGCTCGCCCTGATTAAATGTTCGGTTCACGCCGTTATAGGTATACCCGTACCAGTAATACGGATCTTCCCCGTCAAACTCAATAGCCCATCCGGACATAGTCAAGTCCGTGAGATTCTGAACCAGTTTATACCAGGAGCCCTCCATAATATATGGATCAGTATCGTCGTAGGACGTATGAGTGTATCCGGCGTTCGCCGACACGTTCCGTACGGAACCGTTGGCGTTCGCCCTGATGTTTCCGATGTCCATGGAGGAAACCGGTCGACCTTTGCGAATCCCCGCGGGTAGCTCATCAACCGAGTACCAACCGAATCCTGTGACGTGTCTTTCGTGCGACGTGTCTAGCGAGTCCCTCTGTTTGAACAGTAGGTTGGTGTAGTGCTTGATAACGTCTTTGACCTTCCCTTTGGTTCGCTCATGCATGCATAGCCTAGTTCCCTCCCAAATGGGATAGGGATGCATGACTCGTCGATCCAATATAGACTCAAGACTACGTCCGCTGATCGTCAATAGCGACTGCTTACTATACTCGGTGTTGAGCTCGACCTGCTCAATGATCATGAGCTTGTTTGTGCCCTTGGTATACAGGTAGTAGTCGAGTTGATAGATCTGCAGATTCTCCAGGGTTCCAGGGACGGTGAGCTTGAAATCGCCGAAGCCGTGGAACCTCTCAGTCCAGATGATGGACTTGTAGTCCTCGCATATATGCTGGAGAACCATGGCTTCATCAAAAACCGCAAGATACATGTCACACCCCCTGGAAGAGAACGTCGGTCGAGAAATATACGTCCGTGAGATTCGGATCATTCATAGCGATCTGGAACTCATTGACGCCGGGTCTTAGCTTGAGCCAGTCCGAGTTACGATCCAGTGCTGCTATGAATTTGTCCTTTCGCCCGCCTCGATTCCGGATTATGGACTTGCGCCCTGTCCTAGAATTGACCGTGACGATGTCGCCACCTACGATGGGATCGACCTTGTAATACGTCTTGTCGAGAAATGCCCCGGTGAGCTTGAACTGGTCGCCAGAGAACGTTTCGGTCACCGTGATCGGAAGCTTGGCTCCCGGACGGAAAGTGAAGACCATGGTGAACCCGGTCTCTACATCGCCCTCATAGTCGATCGTTGCGGACAATAAACCGCGGTCCTTGCTGAACTCCAGCGACGGCGACGGCTGATCCATGAAGTCGAACTCGAAAGACGGGATCTCCCGGGACCATTCGAGGTTCTTGTCGATACTAGTGTCCGCGTCATGCCAGTAAGCATCCGGACATAGGATGGAGATGTTGATCTCCTGCTCTTTCGAGAATATGTCCGCTTCCACGGTCTCGACATACCCCTCGGTCTTGACCCTGCGCTTATCCGTATTGATGTACACGGTCATGAGCTGCTTGATCTGGAACCAGGAGTATATGCGCTGCCTGCTGGTCTCGATGTCCGGCATGGGCAACGGCGCGAGTTTGATCTTGAGGTTCCTCATTCCCGCCCTCGCGCCGTTGAATATAGCCACATCCGTAAGAGCCAGTTCAGTCGTGTTGATCGAGGCCTTCGTAGCCGACAGGCCATCAACGGATTTGACAGCCACGCCGATCCCCCAAGGATCCCTCAGAGGAAGAACGACGCGTTGCTGTCGGTACGTAAGAAACTCGATTGACTCAATCATAGCTCGTACATGGCTCCCTTCACCTGCTCGATCTGGTTGCGAGTCTGGCGGTAGATCTCCGCCTCGGACAGCGCCTTCGGCGAGTTGTTGTACTGGTTGAACACGAGACTTGTGCCCTGGTTGTACGTCTCGCTGGCGGCGGTGTCATTCGACTTCACCGGAGTACTAGTAACGACTCGTCCCGCGAGCTGTGCAGTCGCCGTCGTCGTGAGCGTGCCGGCGATCTCCTCCTTGGGAAGGATATCGTCGAGACGACCCGCTTGCTCCTCAACCTGCGATAGGTCCAGAACCGGCTTGATCGTCGGATCGGCATTCTCTCCGAATGCGTTGTTCCAAATATCCTTCGAGTTACCGAAGCCCTTGGACAACGCGTCGACGGTGTCAGTGGCCATGGTGGTGGCCGCTGCGATGCCCTGCTCAGTGTTATCGGTGATACCGTTAGCAAGACCCTGCATCAGGAAATCACCGATCTCGTACATCACTCTCGAAGGAGAATGAATGCCGAACGCCGCTTTGACCTTCGAAACAACGGTGCTACCCATGCTCGTGACCGCACTGGCGATGGAGGAGAGCTTTTCGGTGATCGCATTCTTGAGGCCGTTGACCAGCTGAATACCAGCGTTCTTCATCTGCGCGACCCCCGTAGATACGAGAGTCTTGATGCCGGTGCCGATGCCGCTACTGATGGCACTGATGAGTCGAACACCCGCCTGAGCCATAGCTTCGGAATTGTTCTCGATCGCGTCCGCAAGTCCGTTTATGAACTTGATGACGGTCTTGGCCGCTGCATCGGTGATTCGGGGCATCTCGTCGCCGAGACTGGTGATGAACGCCACGATACAGTCCGTAGCCTTCTGGCCGATCTCGGGGATCTTCTGACTCAGACCATCCAAGAATGATATGAGTACGTCCGACCCCCTCTGGACCAACTGCGGCATGTTATCAATGAGAGCCTGCGACAAGGTCAGGATCAAGAATATAGCGCAGTCGATCAGAGCCTGGGCGTTGTCGTATATGACCTGGATGATCGCCAGGAGGATCGTGGTCATGAGCTGAACGAACGTCGGGATAGACTCAATCATAGCCTGAGCGCCAGACGTCAGGATAAGCTTGAGGTACTCGACGATAGTGCCCGAATTGTCGATGAGGACCTGCATGAAGTTGATGAAGCCCTCGCCGAGCGCCGTACCCATCGCAGGCATTCTCTCAATGAAGCCGTCGACGGCCGCGAGGAATGTCTGGACACCATCGGCGCCCGAGGTCGACAGGTTCGCGATGGCATCAACCAGTTTGGCGATACCCTCGGTCGCTAGACCAACACCCATCCCGATCATCAGGATAGCGCCGCCCAATGCGAGTAGACCGACTGCGGCGAACTCGGCAACGTATCCGACAGCCACAAGAGCGGCCAACCCCAGGGCCATGATAGCAATACCCTTGCCTGCGGTGGCCCAGTCCATCTCCCCCAGCATCTTCATGACAGGCGCCAGGAGAGCGAGTGCTGCTACAGTCACGAAGAGGCCCGCGGAACCGGCGAGACTTCCCCCACCGATGGAGCTGATCCCAACGAGAACGGCCAGGGCCGCTGACATCATGACCAGACCCTTGAGGTAGTCGCCCCATGGCATGGATGCGAAACTCTCAATATCGCTGGCGATGAGTTTAAGCGTCGCCGCCAGGACAAGGATCGTTAGAGCCCCAACAAGAGACTTGCCGCCGGAGAGCTTGTCACTTCCGAGCCTTTCGACAGTGAACGTCAAGGACGCCAGGCAAATATCCATAGCGATGATGCCCTTGATCGTGTCGCCCCAAGACAACTCACCGATCTCGGTTAGGACTTTTGCAATTTGTCGCATGGTAAATGCCAGCGCAAGGAATGCGAATGCCGAGGCCTTCTTGATCTTGACCGTACCCATCTGGGACATCATGGTCATCATCTTCATGATAAGACCAAGTGCCAGAACACCCTGTGTCAGGTCCGACAGACTCATCTCGCCAAGCGGCTTGACCGCATAGGCAAGGAGCATAACACCGATGCCCAGCGGAATCGCCGTGAGAGCGAACGCCAGGATATCCTTGTTCTTCTTGGTAGTCGTATCAGCAACCATCATCAGCATCTTTATGACTGCGAAGAGCCCAAGGGTTCCCTTGAGGATATCATCCCAGTCCATGGTGCCGATGTTATTCAACGCCTTGCCCAGTAGGAGTGCGACTCCGGCCAATACGACCAGCGCCAGCATTCGCTTAGCGAGCCCCTTCGTGTCCTTACCTTCACCGGCGCTGGACAGCTCGTCCTCCGCCTTCTTGAGCATGTTGAACATGAAATATAGAGCTGCACCAGCGGCCACAATCTTGCCTGCCGGGATCTGGGCGACGACCCAGAGCGCAGCGGCCAGAACGAGAACGGCGCCAGCGAGAATAAGGACAGTGGTGGCCTTGACCTTGGCGGTCGTAGCTTCCATTGATTCCTTGAACCCGTCGATGACGTCCTTGACACTGCCAAGGATTCCAGCGAAGTTGGATCCGGCTTTACCCCACTCCTTGAAGGTGTTGATAACATTCCGGGCAATTGCGAGGAATGTAACCAGAGCGCCCGTCTTGAGGATGGCGTCGAATATGCCCCCGTAGTCACCGTTGTCCGCCATGTTCTTGAGCTCAGCAAATGCGCCCTTGAACGGCTCGATGAGAGCCTTGGCGGCGATGACGGCGTAGTGGCCAACAGTGGACAGAACCTTACCAATGCCGTGGATAAGCTTGACGAAGTTGTGCCACCCGGACGTAGCCTTGTCTTTGAGTTCAAGGTTGGCGATGAAGTCCTTGGTGGTGTTCCAGCCGTACTTGACAGACTCGGCATACTCGCCCATGAGCGTCTTGAGGTCGCTGAATGCCTTATGGAACGGTTTGGTGTCGAAGTCGAAGTTCAGAGTTGCCAGATTCTTGAGGACGCCCCAGACACCGGCCCCGAACGATGAAAGGATGCCGCCAAGTGACGACAACCAAGCAATATCGGGCCCGTTCTGCATGGCCTCAGCCCACTCGCTGAACTTGGTGGACACCTCATCGTAGAGTGCAGCCAGTCGCTCCATCTTGGGAGTCAACCAGTCGCTGACGACGATGGCCTGCTTGTTGATGCACTCGGTCAGCCAGTTGATAAAGCTGGTGAGCTTATCGATCGCCGGAATAAGATGGTCGGCCAGGTGCTGCCCCCAGAAATATGACTTCTTGTAAGCAGACTCGAAGAGCTCGACGATCTTGTTCTTGAGCTTGGTGAACTTGGACTCGTTCGCCTCAGCCGTGTCGCCGGCTTCCTCGGTGGAGTCGCTGGTTATACCGAGTGCCTGCCCGACTTCCTGGGCGCTCTCCTTTAGCTCCCGGAAGGGGGCGACGATGGATTCCTTAATACTGGAGCCCGCAGTCTTCAGAGCCTCCCACAGACCGTCCCAGGCCTCCTTGAGGCGCCTGAGGCTAGGCGTGATCTCGTCATGGAACCCCTCGGAGAAGTTGTTCCAGATACGCTTCAGACCGTTGCCTGTCCAGATGAGGGCCTTGATGACGTTCTCGGCGACATTCAGGCTTTCATACCAACTCTGAACGGCCTCGACGCTCTCCAGGAGACTCCAAGACCAACCCGCGGTGTGGCCACGAAGGTTGGAAATGATGGCTCCCAGTCCCTTGAGCGCTCCGCCAGCAATCCATCCGATCACCTTGGCGAAGTCCGTGAGGACTAGTACACCTATTTTGACGACTCGGAAGAACGCCTCGAAGTAGTTGCCGATTGACTCAACCGTGGCCTCGCTGGGGACCAACTTAGCCATGAAGTTTGCGAAAGCCTCGGACATTGCGTACAGACCCTCGGCGGACGGGCCGCTGAAGACCTGCGAGAACGCCTGACCGATGCGCTGCAGCGGATCCCACATGGCGTGGAACAGGGAAGCGAGGCCCTCGAGGACCTTCTCTCTACCGCCGAGGTCAGCCCAACCCTGGAGGAGAGCGTTCCTAGCGTTACCCATCTGGGTGATGACGCCACTCGGCCCTGTGAGAAATGCGCCAACCTTGGTCCATAGCTCTTTGGCCTGCTCGAAGTCACCGAAGATGATTCGGAACGACTGAGCCCAAGACGAACCCAGCTCCTCACCGATAACGCCCATCAACTGAGAGAACGTCTTGATGTCCTGAGCCGCCGACATACCAGTCTTGGCCAGTTCCTGGATCTGAGCGACCTGCTCCTCGGTGTAACCCATGGAGAGAAGCTGCTCGTCGGTGTACTCACCGGCCATCTGCTTCAGAGTCTCCATCATGATCTCCTGGGTCAGCCATCCCTCCTGGAGGGAGAGCCTGAATGAACCGTTCTTGGCGATCATTTCGTCGACGCTCTTGCCGTGGACCTTGGCGGTCTGAATCAGCTGGTCCTGGAACTGCTTGGTAGCGATGCCGGCATTCTCCAGCGACATCCAGTCCTGAAGCTTCACCGTTCCCGCGGCCATGGCCTGCGAAAGCTGGTACATCGCCCTCGAGGTGGCCTCGGAGTTGGCGCCGGCGACGGCTGCCCAGTTCGCCAGACCCTTAATCGACGCGACCGAGTCATCCAGTCCAATACCGGCAGCGGTGAACTTACCGATGTTGGACGTCATCTCGCCGAAGTTGTAGATGGTCTGGTCCGCGTAAGTGTTCAGCTGGTCCAGAGCCGCGTTAACGGTCTGGATCGTCTCGCCCTTCTGGGCAGTGTTGGCGAGAATGGTCTGAACGGAGTTGAGCTGGAGCTCGTACTCCTTCATGCCGTCGATAAGCGGTTGAACAGTGAAGCTCGAGAGCATCGAGGAGCCGACTTCTGCGATCTTTCCACCGATGCTGGCGAGTGCGCCGAAGGCAATCGACTGGAGAGCCGAGAATTTGCTCGTGGTCTCAGCAATGCCCGCCTGGGCCTCCGAGAAATTAAGGTTCTTGGCGGCCGCGGAGACCTGATTGATCCCCTCGACACCGCCTCGGAATGCCAATCCCTCCTCGAGCTTCTTGACTCCGTTAAGAGAGTCCTGAACCCCGTTCATGAATTGGCCGTTGTTGAACTTAAGAGCGACTACCCGCTCCTCGATTGACGCCACTAGCCTCTCACCGCGCTTTCAAGCTGCTTGACGATGCTGTCGAATATAGGCCTGAGCGCCGGATTTATATAATCCACGCCCTGGACATAGCCACCGGTCCTGGTGCCATGCCCGTATTGCAATATGACTGCGATCGGGACACCCTGCTCCACGTGGGAGTTGTTCCAGACCAGCGAGACTCGGTTTCTGCTCCGCTTGATCTCGTAAGACCAGCTGGATGCAGTATAACCGGACCTGACCGGAGTAGCGGCAGCTAATGCAGCCACCCCGGCCTGTCCGCAGTCATCGAGGAAATCGAAGAAGCGGCCCTCTTTGAGTCTCTCGAGCCACTTCCCCGTGTCCATCCTCGAATCCATCTCCAGCGTGAACGCCGGACTCATGCGGCCCTCTCACAGGCGGCCGCAATACCTGACACGATGGCGCCCATCGCTCCTCGAGACCATCCGGTCTTGAGCTGGTCAGCATCAGCGGGAATATGCGCGACCGTTGGGAGACCTGAGGCCTTCAGGGCATCCCACGTTGTCTGGGGGGCATTGAACTCCATGGACAGAATATCGCATACCTTCCCCGCGAGAAAGTTCGGATACCATTCCTTGGTGGTGTCCGAGGCATATGCATACCCCCAGGTCTTGAACCCGCGCGCTCGCATCCCGTCGAACGCCCACTTGGAGTCTCCGTAGGACTTGAGTATGACCTTCTGCTCCATGCCCTTGAACATGTCGCAAACGGTCTGCCACTCACCTAGTTTATGCTTCGGATCGAAGACGATGACGTGACTCTTGGAGTACGTATCCATCAGCCAATCGATCGTCGCCGGCATGTACTGGGTCTTCGACGCCGCGGCCTTGATCTCGGCCCAGGTGTATTCGTCAGCGTTCTTGGTCAGAGCCGGAACAAGACGTGACAGGCTCTTGTCGTGACATCCGAACCAGACGCCGTCCTTGCTCCTAGCGGCCGAGAACTCCAGCGCGTGAGCGTGGTAGTCGACCGCCTGGGTGTAACCAATCTCAGTGTGCTCGGGCCAGGACTGAGATCCTCCACGATGCCCCACAATGAAATGCGGAATCGTGAGGAGCTCCGAGATCGTCTTGGCGCCCTCGGGAATTGCGCGCATCGTGAGTGTTGGGGTCTCCCGAGTCCCGTCCCACACATTGACGCCAATCCTGGATCCATCGGCGAGAGTTGGATCGAGCGAGTCATTCTGCTCTTGAAGCCTGACGTCGACGCCGAATAGTGTTTTTACTCCGGTGTCGCTTGGCGGAGCGTACGCCGACTGAGCGTATCCGATGACGATCGAAGACCAGGACAGCTTCGTGTCCTTACCCCAGGCACCATTAGTCAACGACTCGACGTTTGGCGGGAAAGTCGCTACAGGAGCAGTGTTCACATCATGCTGTACGAACCCTGTAATCTGAGGAAATGGCCCGTTTTTCCAACCGTCAGCACTCTTGCCGGGTGTACCCGGGACCAGGCTCTTGACTTTGGCGCCGTCGAATACCATGAGTACTGCAACGTGCCGTCCGTTGTGAGCCGGGTCCGGGGACTTCCACACGATGTTCTGCGTATCGGCAGGATCCGCAACCATTTTGACAGCCACGGTACAAGACCGGATGTCCTCGCCATGGGCGTACTTTCCGGTCCACCCGGCAGGCGTGCAATCCTGCATGTGGTTGAGTTGACCGCCCACTACGAGCAGCGCCCAGTCTCCAACAGCCGACGGAACGCTGAGTTTCTCGTCCTGATTCTTGGAGACCGCGATACCCTTCATGGGAGACGCCATGATCAGACCTTTCGTACGATGACCGTGTTCGGAGGAGTACCTGCCGGCACCTGCTCCTCACGACCGAGGATCAGGACATTCCCGTTACCCCCGCCTCCGCCACCAGCAGGGCGGTTAGTCTTGATGGTAACGTCGATGACGCTATCCTCACTCAATGTTACCGTCTTGGTGGCGGGCCATCCCTGGTCGTCCAAGAAGAGACGAGCGTTGGTGCTTCGGAAGAACCACACCATGCCATCGATCTTGCCGTTCTCTCCGGCAGTATCAACGTAGGTGGGGCCGTCATCGGGGTCGACTGTCAGCGTGGCGAACGGAGGAATGTCTCCCTTGACGTGACAGTAAGGCATGGCTGCCTCACTTCTTCTCGTCGAGCTTCGTGTTGATCTCGTTGAGAGCCTTCAGGATCTGGTCCTCCTTGTAGGAGACATCCTTCAGCCAGCCGACGATAGGGCCATCGAAACGGCGACCGGCGATGCCGGCACCAGTCTGGTCGGAGACCTCAACGAGACGGTCCTTGATCTCAGAAAGCAGATCAGTTGCGTATGACACTTCGAGTTCCTCTCCGCCGTCGCTCGTGCCCTGAGACGGACGGCCTTTGTTGTACCAGTAGCGGCATGCGTCGGAGAACGGCACACCGTACGCTTCGTAGGACCCATACATGGTCCCAGAGTTGTAGCGAGACCCCACTCGGCGGAGGTCCTCGTAGGAGTCGCCCTCAGCGTCGATGAGACCCTTGAGGATGGAGCAGCCGACCTCGGCCGACTTCTGCGGATCCCACCAGGCTCGGTCGGGATCGTTGATGAAATACCCGTTATAGGTGATCTGGAGCGGACCGACTCCGTTCGAGGTACCCCACTCGGATACGATGGGCCAGAAGTAGTTCTTGAAGTTATGCTCCGTGACCTCGCCCCAGCCCGAACAGGCACCTCCGGCATCATGACCGTAGATGTTGGCACCCTCTTCGCCAGTCTCCACCTTGAGGCAGCCGAGAGCAGCCCACCAGGGACACCCGGTGGCGTCAGCTGCACGAAGAACGGCCTCTTGGATGGAGGTACCCGCGGAAGACTCGGCGTGCGAGGGAGCCGAGCTGCCATGGTTGTCCCGTCGACGAAGGCAGTGGGTCCAAGATGCAGACTGGGTGTACGGGTGGTCGTTGTACTCGATCGAGCGGACCTCGTTACCGGTCTGGTCTCCGATCCAACCGTCGATGGAACCATCCTCGGCGATCCATGCCTCGGACAGAATCGTGGGGTTGAGACCAGTCACCATTGCGACATGACCCCGACCCCCTGAAGCGGCCTCGGACAAGACGATGTCGCCGATCTCAAACCCGCCGTCCGGCTCGTTACCGGTCCAGGAATCCGAGATGTCGGCGAAGTTGCGCTGGAGACACTCCTCCCGAAGCGACCCAGTCCAGGTAGACCGTGGGAAATACCCAGCCGTGAAAGGCTCGCCCCACTCGTGGTGAGCCGCGAGGTTGTAACAGCCCGCAACAAGGGCCGAGCAGTCGGCGTTGGCAGGAGGGTTGATGAGCCAGCCGTCCCAATCGGACCGATCGTAGAAAGTCCAGCGATCTGGCTGCGAATAACCGACATCCGCGACGTCGGCGTAGTACCTGGCGCAGGATGCTGCGTATTGAGATACAGTCATTTTGACCTTTTCAGCCGTTAGAGTTCTCGATGGGGGCGAAGAGCACTGGGATGATCCGAGCGCCGTTGGCCTTGAGCTGTGCGCGGACACGCGGAGGCGTTGTTGCGTCTCCGGGCCAGATCTCGATGATGGATCCATCGTCTGTGTAGTCGCCCTTAGGGAGAACGAACGTTGCCCGACTTCGAACCTGGATCTCCTTGGGGAGATCGACAACCTTGACGTCCCTCGTTCCGTTAAGGTCCTGAGTCTGCCAGTCATTATTGCGCTTGACGTAGACCATGCCCGCCATGATGCGGTAGACGTAGGCGTTGTCGTCGGGGCACTTGATCCAGCCGGTGTCGAACGTCCCGTATCCGGCGGCGGCCCGGTTGTTGAACCAGACAGCCTTCTCGGGCATGGATTCCTTGAGGTCGATCATCTTCTGGTCCGAGGAACCATCCTTGCGGACGACCCGAACCAGGGCCTTGGATCCCTCGTAGAAGGGGACGTCCAGCTCGAACTCGGGATTCGCCCCCAGAGTGATCGAGGCGTCGGTAACCCCATTGGCTGGGGAGATGTAGACGGTGCTGAACGGACTGGACTCTCCCCGAACTTTTGCGTGGAGAAGAGGAGTTACACCAGGCATGTTAACCTCTTGACTTATACTTGGCCCGTCTCGCCGCGTTCAGAGCCTGATTCTGTCGAAGCGTGGCGGCGGTCGACATCTTCTTGTCGGGTTGGTTCTTGACATTGCACACTCGAATGAGTGTGAGAAGTCGATGAAGGTGCCAATGCTGGCACTCGAACGGAATCTGGAGAGCGACCATCCAATAGTAGACCAGCTCTGACGTGATAACGTTACGAGCAGGGCTCGAACCCTCAGACTCCACGAATGTGGTTGCCGTCATCGAGTCTTCGATGTACTCTCGGATCCGTTTCACGTTGTCCATGGACAAGTGCGAGTAGACGACGGGGTCGACGTCGTTCAGAGTCATGCACTTGATGTAGTCCAGGACCTGCTCTTCAGTGAGCTTCTCGTTGCCGATGTATGGGATGTGCCATTTGGACTCCCATTTTGACAGAGCGACGAGGCTGTGCTCGAGCTCGAGGTCGCCCTCGAAACCGTTGATGAACTCATTGCGATCCTCGTCATAGAGCTCATCCCCGACGACGTGAATCGTCAGCATTCGTTCCTCCCTGGAGTCACCACGGACCCCGGAGCGCATCACGGGGTCCGTGGGAGTTGTCAGCCAGCAGCCTTGACTGCGGCGATGACCTCGTCGGGGGTCGGGAGCTTGGCGTCGTTAGCGCCGTCGCCCCAGATCAGCTTCTCAATAGCGGTCATGCCGTTCTTGCCGATGACTCTGGAGTCGAGGGTGACGACACAGGTCGGCTTGTGGTCGGTGACGTTCACCGGGGTACCCTTGAAGGACCACGAGAAGGTGATCGCCTCAGGGGAGTCGTTGATCGTACCGTAGGACCGCTCCGAGGGGGAGGCGGCCAGACCGTACAGAAGGTGCAGCTTGTAGCCGTAGTTGTTCTTCTGCTGGTCGTTGCCCTTGATGGTGCGGTATGCCAGCCCGAAGGAGGAACGCTCCTGTTGACCGATGACGACCTTGTCGACGATTGCCGAGCCGTCACACTGGAGCCACTCGTCCGGGTAGGTGTAGGCCTCGATCTTGCCCTCGAATGTCTCCGCCGAGGTCAGAGAAAGGTACTTGATGTTGTCCGCGTACAGGTCGGTCTGCTCTGCACCAGACGGGGTCTCAGTCACGTTGGTGAGACCCGACCAGGCAACGCCCTTGCTGTAAGCGCCAGTGGTGGGGTTGACGGGGAAGAGGACCCCACGGTCCACACCAGTCTCATAGAACTTCTTGCCCGTCTCGTCCCATGTGAGGACTGCCATCTATACTCCTTGGTAGATGTTGAACACGTCGTGATGAAGGTTGTGCGAGACGAAGTGCCTCTCGAAGGTGGACATAGGCATGTCTGCCAGGACATCTAGCACCGGTTCGTCGGGATTCCTGCTGATGAGGGTGACCGAATAACGCGGTGTGTACATCCAGTTGGCGTTGTCCCCGAACTTCGAGTCGGCTCGACTCCGTTCGTACACGATGCACGGGTAGGTGAGCTGGACGGACTCCGGGGGTTGGAAGTAGACGTTCCTAGAGCCCAGCGCTTCGACGAGTTTGTTATGGAACTCAAGGCGTTGGGCCATTGTACACCTCTCCGAGGTTGAGGATGAGACGGGGGCGGCGGACCTCCACATTTGTGACGACCCAGCGCGCCCCCATCCATCTCACATACTTGATGGCGAAGAAGTTCTCCTCGGCGTAAGAGTCGGCCAAGATGGAGATCTCGTTGTTGAGTCGGAGATTCTGGAGAACCTTCGGCTCGCTGTCGTACTGCTTCTGGGAACGGTTCACGTCCCCGTAGTACTCCCTCTCCGTGATCTTGTCCTCGAACACTCCCGGCGATGCCTCGACAGCGTGTCCGTAACCTATGCTTCCGAAGAATCTTGCCATTTTGACCGGATCAGGCCGTAGCCTTCTCGATGACGATCGCGGACTTGTACTTCGTCAGAGACCCCGAGCAACGAGCCTCCAGCAGGTACTTCTGCTGGTTGAAGTCGATGTCGAACTGCTCGAAGAAGGAGGTCTCGCCGCCCTTGTCAGCACCCAGGGTGTAGTCCTGCATGTTGACGATGATGCCGAGCAGGTTCTGGGTCTTGCCAGCGACCTCGCGCTTGGCGCCCTCCATGACCTCAACCTCGATGACATCCGAGACGTTCAGGGCGTTGGCAACGGCCTGCTTGGTCTCGTAGATGTAGCGCTGGTTAATGTCCTTGATCTCGAGCATGTCACACACGAACGCGTTCGTGGTGAACAGGACCGGCATGCCGGAGCCCTTGTAGAACTTCCGGGACCGACGAACGGCGTCGATGATGTCCGGAGTCTTGGCGTCCTTGTCGATAAGAACCTTGTGGGAGAACAACTCGTCATCCTTCCAGATAGGACGGATGTTGGTCTCCTTGATCTTGTCGGGGTTGGACACCTCACGGCCGTCACCGATCAGGACGGCGCGAGCAAGCTCCTCCTCGAGGGCCAGGCGCAGGTTCTGCTGCATCCAGGCGACGACGTTGAACGTGGTGATGTCGAGGACATCGTCACGGTCAATCTTCGTCTTGTTGTAAACGGTCGTCGGCTCGGTCTTCCGGTTGGCGACCTCGTAGACGACGTCCTTCTTACGGCTGGCCTTGACGTAACCCTTGGCCCGCAGGTCATCAGCGGTCAGGTTGGACCACTGGGTCTTGACCCGGGAGAAGGGTGAGTGCTTGGCTCCCTGGAGAACCTTGGAAACCCAAGAGTTCTCGCGCATGATGCGCTGGGGCTCCGGGTCCAGGTTGGTGGCGTCCGGGAACAGCAGCTCCGGGTTCTTGATACCGTAGTCCGCGGCGTGAGCCAGAACGGCGGTTCGGAGCGTCATGCCAGGCTTACGGGCCTCGGCGAAGATAAGCTCCTCGTCAGCGTGAGAGAGGTGCGGGCCCATGTGGTTACGAGCGTCGCCCTCGAAGATGTTGGAATGCATCAGAGTATCACCCCCGGAGTCGCCGTGCTCGGCGTCCTCATCATAGTCTTCGTCATAGTCCTCATCGAACTCTTCGTCCTCGTCGAAGTCCTCATCCTCGACATCAACGTCACCGCTGATCTCCTCGATAAGGGCTGCAACAGCCAGACGCTGGTCATCGTCGAGGGTCTCGAGGACATCGGCGACCGTGAGGTCGTCCTCGTCGTAAACCTCGTCTTCGTCCATGGATTCTGTGTCCTCCGTTGTTTCTCCGGAATCGTGCGAGAGCGTGAGGCCTGAGTAGATGACGGCCTCATCCTCGGACTCGGTCCATGAACCATCCGAGTGCTCCAGAGCAACGTTGTCGATCAAGGCGCCCGGGTTGGCCCCGGACAGGACCATGGAAACCTCGACGATGTTGCCGTGAATAACGTCAGCCCCTCGCTGGTCGAGGCGGTTGGCGTAGATCGAGAGAGCCTTGACGTCGCCGTGCTTCACGAGCTCCTTGGCGTTCTCGGCGCCAGGAGTGTCATTGAAAGCGCAGTAGGCGTAAACGCCCTCATCCCGATTCTCGAGCAGTGCGTGCCCGAGAACGTTGTCGACGGCGTTGTGCCCATGCTGCCATACAAGCGGCACGCGCTGGCCGTCATTCTCCTTGAACGCATTATGCTTGATAGTGCGCCCGTCGGAGCAGGTCAGGTCGTTCTTAGTGGCCCAGCCACTGAAGTCGAACTTCATCCTTCTCCTCTGACTTGGCTCATCGGCATGCTGAGCACTGACTGAACATCAGGACCACTGGGGCCCGGAATATCCCCCTCGCCGTCCAGGGAGGTATCACCCATCTGAGGGTTGATGTTCGGGTTCTGCAACTGATCTGCCTGCTCGTTCGGGGACGGCGGAAGACCAATCCTCGTACGAGCCTCGTTCGGCGTGATGACCTGGTCCCTGAGCATGGTGTCCAGAGACGTGACGATCTGGCTCGGAGGAACGTTCTTGAACGGGTCGCGGATGTACTGCACGGCCTGCCCCTGGGTGCGCGCGGTCTTCGTGAGGAAGGCCTTGCTCATCCCGTCGGCGAGTGCTGAGAGTACGGGCTCCACGGCCCGGTTCCAATAGTGCGTCCAGACGATCTCTGTCGCAGTTCCCTTGAAGACGTCCTCCGAGATACCCAGTCGACTCATGAGCTCGGCGGTGAGGAACTTGATCTGATCAAGCAGATTGTTCTCCGCCGGGCGGTTCAGCTGAGTGATCTTCTCGGAGCCGTCGGTGTAGGCGATCCCATGTCCGCCCTTTCCGAGCTGGTCCTCAATTGACTGGATGCGGTTCTCCGCCCGCTGCCGCATGGCTTCGGTCTTGACGACGTAGGGGAGCTGGATGATGATGTCCAGCTTTCCGGTGTACGTCTTCTCGTCGGCCAGGTCCAGCATGGAGAGCTTGCGGCTCAGTCGCTTGAGGGTTGAGTTCGGCTTGTTCATCACCTCATAGAGAGGATTCTCGATGATGGCGACGGTGCGCTTCGGCAGGATCACCCGCTGCTTGGTTGAGCGAGCCTGGTTGTAGACCTCAACCTCGACCTGCTCGGGAAACCACTGTGTGATTCGCCCGACTCGCAGTTGTTTGATATCGAAGCTGTTGTTGGTCCTCGGGTCCAGGTCCGATTCGACCGGAACGATCGCAATGACACCCTCGTCGAACAGAGACAGCACGGCATCTTGGATGAAGGCTCGGCCGCTCTGGTCGATGTTGGGCTCCAGCATCAGGCAGTCATTCAGGGCTGACCGCCGAACGCCAACAAACGTTCCATTTTGAGCTGTGTCGACATGTCGGATCGGCGTGGCGGACACGTCGATGGCGATCATGTTGAACAGCGACGAGATGATCGACTTGTCGGCCGTCCATCCGAGAGCAAGCCGGTCGGCCCGTACGGAGTAGGAAGGGCCGAGGTTCGATCGATCGATGTCCCTGCCAGTGAAGGCGTTGTAGGCGTGCTGTAGTCTATCTCGCAGTCCTATGTCCTTCACCTCCTAGTCGAACATGTCCTTGTTGAGTTTGTAAGCGACCCAGGCGTCCATCAGGGCAGCGACCGAGTCGATCTTGTTCTCCCGTCGGGCCTTTAGGAGCTTGCGGTTCCCGTTGGTGTCCTCCAGGGTGATGGCGTTCCCCATCGTGAAGGTCATCATGGACTGGTCGAAGAGAAGCTTGCGATCCTCCGCCATGTCCTTGATCTCGCCGAGGGGCACGGACTCGGTCCGGGCTCCCTGGATCACCTTCTCGATGCCGAACGGTCCGTTCTCGTTCTCCCAGCGAGTAACGAACTCCTTGGCGTTGTACGGGTCGAAACCCAGACAGCGCACGTCGTACTCGCAGTCTGCGATGAACGCCTCGAGGTCTTCATAGACGTTCATCATGTCAAGAACCGTACCCTCGAGCACCATGAGCGAGCCCTCCTGTAGGAATTCCTCGTACTTCTGACGAGTGGCTCCCGGAAGGCGCAGCATGGTGCGCTCGGAAATGTAGCAGCGCGTCTTGACGCCAAACCTGCCCCGGCTGATGGGGAACAAGAATGTGAAGGCGGTGAAGTCATCGCCCTGCGACAGGTCGACGCCGATAGAGCAAGGCATACCCCAGAAGTCCTGACGGTTGTGCCGCAGGGTTTCTTCGTAGGTGAAGAAGTATGTGTACCCCTCCATGGGAATGCCGAACCTCTTGGCCAGGATGTCGTTCCTAGCCGCCGGCACGTGCTCCGCCCGTTCGACGTCACGCTGATATGTCTCGTAGGAGACGGTGGCCCCGAGGTTAGGCTGGGCCTTCAGCCAGGTCGACGGATCCCCGACCTCCTTGAGGTCGTCGAGCCTGTAGTAGAAGATGGACGTGTGGGGATCCGAGTACTCCCCCCGAAGAATATTGAGGAGCTCCATCTTCATGTTGTCGCCGGCCGAGTTCCTGACGGTACCTTCCGAGGACACTGCCAGAATAAGCCAGTCGTCGACCTTGGACGCGCCCTGCTCGATGGCGCCGACCACGTCTTCACGAATATCGCCCGAGAGCCACTCGTCCACCGTGTTCATCTTGGTGCGAAGGCCCTGGAGTTTATCGATCGACATGGGGCGAACCTCGAGCAGGCTGTTGGTCATGAAGTTCTCGATCCCCTTCTTGGTGGGGACGAGCTTCTGCCTGAGCGCGCGGTTGCCGGTCGTGTTCTGGAGAGACCCCTGAGTCATGAAATCGAACAGGGGGCCCTTGGCCCTGGTGATGGCGGTGCGGAAGGGCTGCATGACCTCCTCGGCCTGCTTCATCGTCGGCGCAGTCGTCACCTGGTGGGTGGTCGACGTGTCGATCGTTAGGAAGTAGGCTTGGAGGAGGGTTTCGTACAGAGACTTCGCCCCGCCTCGGGCGACGATGATGTACTGTTTGTTGACGAGGCGCTGCTTCACCCGGCGTTTCTCGAAGTGGCCGCCAGCCGTCGTCTTGTTCGGGACGTAGACCGATCGCTCGGTGAAGATCCACCATCCGAAGATCTGTTCAGCCCAGAGTTTGAAGCTCGGTAGGAGTCGAAGATCGGACCCGTCGGTAAGAGTCATCTCCGCTTCCGCGAAGCGGATGAACCCCTCCACAGCGTCGCTATCGTAATAAAAGCCGGGATTGCGAATCCGATCATCTATCCGGTTCATCTCCATCTCGATCTCCTTGCAGATCGGAATCCGGCCTGCGAGGACATCATCTCTGAACTCAGCGTAATATCGCGGGGTAGCGGTATTGGACAACATTGTCAGCGGCGGCGCTTCTTTGAGGTTCCGCGCTTCTTGTTGAGCGCACGGGCTCCAGCCGCCCCGGCCACGTTTACGCCAGCTTGTACGCCTACCCCGGCAGCAGCGACCTTGGCCAGTTTCTTAGCGGCGTCGCCCTTTCCGCCCATAACCTTAGTTCCGGTGGTAGCGAGCTTCCGGTACCCAACGCCCTTACCCGGCTGGACAACGTGAGTCGAAAGGGCCTTGCCGGGAGTCTTCTTGCCAAGCTTGGACTTGGCCGAACGTGCCGCCATACCGGCTGCGGACTTCACGCCGCTAGCTCCACCCTCGGCTGCTTTGCGCGCCTTGTTGCCAGCCTTCCAAGCCTGGTTCTTGGCCTTGTAGCCGGCGCCTTTGACTGCATTACCAGTCTTGAACGCAGCTGCGTTGGTGGCGAGACGAGTGGCCTCAGCATACTTGCCGGCCTTGGTGGTCTTCAGCTTCTCAGCCGCGCTCTTAATATTGGCCTGGGCCTTCTTGACTCGAGCCTGGGCTCCGAGATTGCGCCCCTTGCCCTGAGCAGCGCTCTTAGCGGAGGCGCCAGTCTTCTTAGCCAGAGCAGCAATCTTCTTGCCCTTGCCCGACTTGTGCAGGTAGTAGCCAGCACCAGCGGCTGCCGCAGTGCCGAGAACGCCAGCAATAGCGGCCTTCTGCTTGCGAGAGAGCCCCTTACGCTTCTTGGTTGAACCAGCGCCTCCGGAAGCCGCTCGCTGCTTGCGAACGCCCCACTTCATGCCTTTGACGCCATGGTGAGCGAGGACCTCGTCCTCGTCGATGAAGAACAGTGTGTCTGTCATGTCATAGTCCTATTGCTTGAACCGTTTGACGCCCTTAATGGCGGCGGATCCGCCCCGGCTAGCAGCCTTCTTCAGGCCTTTCTGGATTGCGTTCTGCAGAGTGTTGGCTGCGGCCTCTTCGACCACCTTCCCCGCCTTGGCGCGGTAGCGCTCCATCCGAGTCTGGGTCAGCTGACGGTACTCCTTCTCTAACCGGAGGCGGTTGTTGACCCGTCTGAGCTGATCATCGGACATACCATCTATTTTGGCCTGCTTTTTGGAAGTCCACCTCTTCGCACCCTTGATGCGAGACTTGCGGATTCCCCAGCGCATCCCCTTGATGCCGTAGTGAGCGAGAACATCGTCGTGCCGAACGACGCGCTTGATCTTCTTCGCCCCCTTGACCGCTTTGGTGAGCAGCTGCTTCTCGGTAGGGGCGATTCCAGCGGCCTTAGCCCCCTGATAACCCAGATAACCTAGAGCCAGAGCACCTCCGGCCCGACTGACGTTCCCGGTGGCGATGTTGCCGACGCCGCGAACGGTCTTGCCTGCGGAATTGCGGGCGTTCTTACGACCGCGCTGCCTTCGAGCCTGGGATGCCCGCTTAGACATGTCCGTGTTGGCGACGGCCTTGTCGAACTCGCTCTTGTAGAATGGATCCTTCGAGCGAGCCTTGACCGTTGCCTTGATCAACTTCCGCCGATTACCGGCACCCTCGCCGTAGTACATCTTGGCCTGGGTGAATTCCTTGGCGTCACGACGAGCACGGCGGCGAACGCCCCACTTCATACCTTTGACGCCGTAATGCATCAGCTCCGAATGACCCATTCGCTTGTTATGCCCCTTCTTGTAGTACCTACGAGCGGCTTCAGCGAGAGTTGCATCGGTTGCGTAGGTCTTGCCTAGCTGGCCGGTGTCGAGTTCGTTGTAATACTTCTCTCGACGCTCGGTAGCGGTGAGCTGACGGTTACGCTGGTTGCCGAGACGCCAGTCCCTGGCTGCCTTTGCTTGCGCCTTGCGCTTCTTGATGAAGGCCTCAATCGTAGCGATGTCGTGATCGCCATACTTAGCCTTGAGTTTGGCCTCGTACTTGGCACGGCGCTCAGCATTCCGCTGCTCACGGCTCTTTCGAGCGCCCTTACGCATCCCCTTGACCCCGTAGTGCATGAGTTGGTCACTCATGGAGTCTCCTTCTGCAGGTTGATACGCCAGGCGTACTCCTGAAGCTGCTTCTCGATCGCCGTTACGACGAAAGAGTTAGCAGGCGGGTCGAATACGAGCCGCACTTGCAGGTACAGATACGTCTTGACGGCCTCAACGTTCTTCGTGACACCGCTGAGGTACTGATCCCAGGTCTCTGTCTTTCCGGTGATCTTGAACGAGGGGAGACCGATCTCCTCTGCGAACATGAGCGCCGTGTTTGTATGGAGAATGATCTCCTGATCGAAAACCGTGTAGTCCTCGGTGATGCCGAGAGCCTTCTTGATGTCATTCAATATCGAATCAGCCACGGTCACCTCCAGGGTATCGTGTCGTTCGGCGTTCTCTCGACTAGAGGCTTGGGTAACAGGCTCGCGTCGCCGAAGTGAATCGCGTTATGTGTGTCGTGTCGTACGCAGACCAGGTATTCGGGGTCGAGGATGTCAGGATTGAACTCTCCCTCGAGGTCCTCGGGCCGAATCGGGTTCATGTGATGAACAAGAATCTTACCGTAGATGTCGTGACCCGGGACCCCGAGGTCGCATGCGTCGTCTCTAAGGATGACCTGCTGTCTTGCTTGACGCCATTCGGTCGAGTGGTAGAAGGATTGGTTCAGATACCGTTCGAAACCGAAGGTCTGATCTCCTGGATCCTGATTGAGACGTAGGTACTCGTACCGTTCCTCGAAGGATTCGATGCGAGAGAGTTCACTGAAGGTCCGAATCCGACTCAAGACCCACACCTCCTCCGGCATAGGACTTGAATGCTTCGAGAACCTCCTTGTAGGCCTCCTCCCCTCGTGCTGAGGCCGCCAGAGCGTCGGCTTTGGCCTTGAGCATGTCGTTCTCGGCCTTGATTCGCTCCTGCTCCAACCGCTCACGGCTCGTGGCGAGCTTGAGGTAGTGCGTGATGATGGAAGGAGGAGCCGTGCCGTCCAGTAGCATCTCCTCGGCTCGCTGGACTGCGAGCGAAATGAGTTGATTCTCCTGCTGCTCCGGAGTGGCGGCCCGTCCTCTGGGTGACTTCTTGGCCCTTGCCACGGAGTTCTCTCCTATTCCGGGTTCCTTTGCTGTTTCCGAATCCGGGTTTCAGGTAGGACAGGACGACTTGCGTACCCCTCGTTGGGTAGAAAGGAACGAACGCAAGAAGACCCCAACGACACAGGTCGTCCTGTCTTATCCGAAACCCGGATTCGGTGTGCCCAAACCTACCTCCGGGGAAAATGCGAGGTGCGGGCCGATGACGGGGGGTGGGCCATTTTGCGGACCCTGTCCCCCCTCTTTTGAAGTTCAGAATGGACGAAATGGACGAAAGCTCGTCAGAATTCTCGTTCTACAACTTGATAGTTTCCAGTCAAGTTGAGTTCGAGAATCTCTTCAATCGCTTCATTCGTTGCTTCGAGTTGATCGGCTTCGGTGAGGTCAGTACTAGTGGTAGTGACCCGTGCCAGGTAGGCACAGGTGTGGTAACCTTGAGTAACATCAAAGTTAAACCACTCTTCGAACTCATCGAAAGGATCGAAAGGATTGTCCTCGGTAGTGAGTGCTAGGCGTAGCATGGCTCTATACATCCCGTTTCAAGGACAATGGACAGTTGACAATGGACAGAAGGCTAGCCATTCAGGTACTCCCTAACTCTAGCTGTAGAAATGCCCAATGCCTCAGCGATCTGTGCTGTGTTGGCGCCGTTTGAGCGAAGAGTCTTGATTCGATCCTTCTGAGCGCCTGCAAGAGGAAGCTTCTCCCTTGGCAAAGCCAGTGACTTGATGGTGTCAAGATCAGAGTTGGCTAGAATATGCTCCATCATCGAGTTAGATATAGCACCCTTCTGGATGGCCTCCCACTCACGAGGGGTGGGGACCACTCTTGTGCCTTCTCTATCGTAACCAAGACGGCGGCGGGCGGTCTTGATGGCCATGGCCTCAAGCTTAGCCCGTTCTTTCTTGGTCAAATTTGGATTTGATTCAAGCTTCTTCTGCACAACACCTTGTGCCACTAGCTGTGCCTGCCGCTCTAGGGGCTTCTGTTTGAGGGCCCGGTTTAATTTAGCGCGGAGGGTGGCAACTTCAGGGGCATAGCTCTTAGCAGCCCGGGGGTCTCGTTTGATGGCGGGGGTTGAAATAGCACGCTTCCTAATATCGTTGGCCATGGCCTTCAATTCGTTGGCGTGCTGTGCGTAAATACCCTCCATCAGTGTACCAGAGGACAGCTTCCTAGCATCGGTAGCCTCTGCCATCCTGGTGGTCTTGGTCTGCTTCTTGACTAGCTTGCCCTGCTTGTTAATATAGGACTCGCCAGTCTCCTCGTAGACCCTGCGGCCAGTGGCTGCATCATATGGACCGCCCTTCGCCGCACTGCGTGGCTTGCGATGGGGTACATACTGAACACCCTTGGACCTGGAAATAAGAGTGGCTGCACCTTTATCGGCGCCACCCTGGTACTTCCTCTTCAATGCGGCGATGCCGTTGTCTACCTCGGACTGTTTGTAGTTGAGATTATGCTTCTCGGCATCAATAACAACCATGGAGTGACGAACAGCCCTGGACAATTCATCGGCACTGGCGCCCTTGAGAGTCATGTCCGTAATAAGATTGGATACCTTACCCATCTGAGTCTGAGTATCCGACATCCTCTTCATCCCAGGGTAGCCAGGATATGTTCTCTTAGGGTCGAATCCCTTCAACCCCTTGAGTGGAGCGGTGGAACGAATCCGAGTCTTCCCCTTGTTGGGGATTACCAGGACGGAGTCGCCATCAAAATCAGCACCGCTAAGACGCTCAGCGACAGAAGGATGGATCCCAATAGCATCCCTAGCATTGCCAAGAATACTTCGAGACTTCTTACCTCGGTTGTTAACAGTGAGCGTAGGAATCTCGAAAGTCCCGCCATGAGGATAACGCACGAGACTAACAACGTCACCGTCCCGATAGTTAGGAGCATATACCTCACCCTTCTTGAGATGGGGCATCGGCAATAACACCTGAGAGGCTTGACCCGGGAGGGCCTTGGCCTTGAGATGTACCGAAGCCGAGTCGCAGTCATCAGCCAGGGACATGAGCATCCGCTTACGAATAACAGGATTCGTAAGACCCATGATCTCATCGAGCTGCTTCCGCTTTTCATCACGGACAGCCTGAAGTTGGCGCTTGGCCAATTTGGGGGACTGCTTGGATAAGAACTGTGAGGCCAGGGACTGGGACCATGAGTCCCACTTGCCCTCCTCATTCACAATATTGAGTGCGCTCAGTTCCTTCTTGCCGGTCTTCGGGTCCTTAAATAACTTCTGTTTAACGACCGCACCAAATGGATTCTCGGGATCATCCTTCATAGGCTTGAGGACCGTGTGGTCCTTGGAGCCCAGCATGGGTGTGCCCTTCTTCTTGTTGGTGTTGAAGACTATGTCCTTGCCCTTCGGAATATCATCCGAGTACATGGCCATGCCCTTGAGGTAGTGTGTCCCGTCGACGGAAATACGTACCTGGGCGTAGTTGGAGCCACCGAGGCTGAGCTCTTTGACTCCACGACGAAGCAGAATAACCCCATCCATGTCAGTACCACCGTCTTCGGCGTACTTGATGGCGACCTTCTTCGAAGATATGGCTCTAGGAGTGCGAAGCCCGGTCGACAGCAGTCCCTTCTCGTCGATGACTACACCAGGAGTGCGGATCTTGTCCCTCTGTGCATGAATATCGGCAGCTTTGGTGCCGGGAGGGGCAAGAACCTTGAGGATGGTGTAATTATCGCTGTTGGCCTGCTTGACCTTGACGTCGTGAGTAGTATATCCCTGAGCCTTCAGGGCCTCGACGGCAGTCTTCAAAGATGTCGACGAACACTGGAGGTTCTGCTCAACGCCGAGACCGTACTCGATGAACTTCTTCTGCTTCACCTCGTCGGCCAGAATATCCTTGACCCGGGTGATCTCGTCCTTACGATATGACGCGTTAGGCTTGAGAAGCTCACGAACCGAGGACTCGTTGAGTCCCATGCGTCGACCGATCTCCGTGTTGGGCAGACCGGCGTCCTTGAGACGGGATGCTCGAGAAATATCGCCAGCCTTCTTCTCGGCACGAGCGATGCTGTTCAAAGCACGGTACTCGGTGGTGCTCATGCCCCAGGCCTTGGCAATATCGACCTCGGACATGCCCTGCGCCTTGAGCTTGTCTCGCTCGGCGAGGAAGCCCTGGGCTGACTGATATGGATCCTTACCGGAGCCCCATGGGTAAATAACGACCCGAATGGCGCTTGGTGCCGTAGTGCATCAGCTCATCACGAGTCATGGGCCTCACCCCCAATGCGCTCGAACGTGTATCCTTTGCAAGTGGGCTGTAGCCCTCGAAGAGTCTTCGAAACACTACCCGGACTAACGCCAAGATAGCGGTCAACAGCTCCGGTGGATGGAAATATCTGGCCGGTCTCTCTGATTCGGACGCGGGTCACCGCATAGCACGGTTCGGCAAGACCTCGCTCGAATGCGTGAATCATGTTGCCTGATCTAGTTGTGAGTTCTAGATTTACAACGTGATTGTTCGTTTTGTCGCCATCGATATGGTTGACTTCCCAACCGTCAACACCGCAGTCGTAGAAGGCATCCGCCACCAACCGGTGTACTGAGACAGTCTTTCGTTCACCGGCTATCCATAGTTTGACACGAAGATATCCGGCCCTATCGGGAGACTGCTTCAGAAGCCGAAACTTCTGCTTGTCGAATACCTGTCCCCAAGAACTGACATCATACCGAGGAATGCCTCGGGCTTCGTTCCACAACTCCATCAGGAATCCTCGGTCTTGATCTCCTCGATGAGCTTGTCAAACCAGACGATCTTGTCCATGATATGGGCGATGTCGTCGGGCTGTGGAGTGTCGACCAGAATATCATCGTTCTGGTAGATGCGGGTCTCGACGTTGATCTCGCCGGGCAGCTTCTCGTACTCCAGGCAGAACAGTGCTGCGTAGATATGAAGCTGGACCATGTTGACTCGAGTTACGCCGGTCTTTAGGTCGTGGATGCGGAGAAGATGCTTCTTCTCGTCGAAGCCGATGGCGTCGGCGGTCCCAAATGCGTTCTCGCTGTGATATAGCACGACCTCGGGATCAAGACCGTAGCCAATGGCGTCGTTCACGTAGGCGTTGAAGGTGGCCTTGTTCCTCGGCATCCGCATCTTTAGGCGAATATGCTCCGCAGCCAGGGCGTGAAGCCTGGTCCCCATCGCTGCCGCCTGTGCTGTCCTGAACGCCTCGCCCAGCTTCTCGTCGTCGTAGTTGACCCAACTGTGCTTGCTGGCGCTCAGAAATGCGTGCAGGCCCTCCAGCCTTGAGTGTACGTTCCAGTTCATCGAGCGTTCCTTTCTCATTCTCTGGGTATATGAATGATGCGAAGGACCACTCACCAAGCTTGTCGATGAAATGATCCTGGTTCGGTCGGTGAGCAGCGTCGGCGCTTCTCTTGACCTCGAGTGCGGCCCATTTGGATCCGAATATGATGATCAGGTCGGGTATGCCCTGATTGTGGTTCGGATCGTTCTTGAGGATGAGGCAGCCAGGAAGGCGTTCCTCGATCCTGGATATGAGTCCGCGTTGGTAGTCGCGTTCGAGCATGGGGTCTATCCTCGAATCAAGAATTATACCCACGGTTGGTCCTGGCGCCGCATGTGTCGGTACTCGTAAGTTGTTTGAGTTTACTATGCGGTGTTGAGGTAGCGTAGTTCGGGCCAACCGTGGGAAGCTGTGGCGAAGCGAGAGGGGTCGAAAATATAGAAGGCCCATCTCCTTCATTAGGATACATGTTCGCGACGCGGTCTATTGTACATGTCGTTGAGACTTGTATCGGGACTGCATGTACAATACAGTGCATGTACAATACTTGGCCAGTGGCCAGGCGAACCCCGTGTATTCTCTATATATAAGAAAATTTACTCAACTCCTGGTAATCAGAACAAAACTGGCCAATTGGCCAAATTGGGGGTAAAACCGCGGAATTGCAACGAAAAGTGGTGGCCAGATCCGTGGCCAACCCCGTTTCAAAACTGGCCAATTGGCCAAAAACTGGCCAAATTTGGCGCACGTGTACAATACCGATTTCGGCCGATTTCAAAACTGGCCAAAAAACTGGCCAATCGCATGCGTCACTCCAGTCACACAAACACCAGAAGCGTTGTCCACCCGCCGCACCAAGTGGTACAACGGGTGGTACAACAATCACCTCAGAGACTCGTAAAAACCCCTCTCATTGAAGATCTCCTTGACCCGAATCGCCCTCGAAATGGCCTGATCAATGGGCGACTGGCTCTTCAGGTAGTAGTAGTTCAAGACCGAATAAGGAGTGTTCAGCCTGTCGATTCGCCCCTCACACTGCTCCATGACCTTCCATGAGTAGTTCTGAGAGAAGAATATCATCGTGTCACAAGTGGTACAGTTCCAAGCCTCTGCACCGGCAGTGTATTGTACAAGGTATACCCATCGCTCGCCTTCCGGCAAGGGTTCATGCTTGTGTCCATTGTACTCAGCGATCGGTACTCCGAGAATATCCCCCAATGACCGCAGCATGAAGAGCTCATAGTCGAAATTATAGAAGACGATGACCCGAGGATGCTGCTCGCACAGTTCTCTCACCGCCACAAGTCTCACAGGATCCTCATTCGTCACTCGTCTTAAGACATGACAGAGACCTCCTGCGTTCTTGATGGGCTCTTCCTTGTACGGATCGAAGCGGTACTTCTGGATCGTACGATATGGCTTCTCCTCGTAGGATACCGGGACGTCCGTCCGCTTCTTGGTCGTCTTCTTGACGAAAGGCATGTCAACGAGGACCTTCTTACGAAGCCGTAACAACTTCCCCTGCCCAAGATATCTCTCAAGACGAGGATAGCCCGCTCTGTAGTTGAACTGGCAGTGCTCCCTCTCGAACTGGGTGCGGTTCTTGAAGAAGCCGTTGGCGATAAATACCGGGCAGTAGTCCATCCAGTTATCACCAGGAGTGCCAGACAGCATGATCCACTCGTTAGCACGAGCCATCTTGATAAATGTCTTGGCCCATTTGCCGTTCCCGATGGCCCTCTGCTCGTCGAATATGATGAAGGAGTCACGGACGTTGTTGTAGTTACTGATGTTGTTCCACGAATCGACCGTCGTGTAGTCCGTCAGCCCATACATCGAGACATCCCCCTGCCAATCGAGATCATCTCTCTTGCGAGCAGTGGTGATTATATATAACCTGGGTCCTTCGGCAAGCCGCCTCGGAAGATCGGCCGGATGCCGCACCCCCAGCACTCTCTCAACGTAGTACTGGAGGGCGACAACCGACTTCCCCGAGCCCGGCTTACCGGTCAATATGCACCCATTCCTCAGGTTCTTCACCGCTTCGACCTGATGGGGCCACAGATCAACCGGTCCCAAGGCTCACTCCCTCTTGATCTGGATGCAGACGAGGGGGGCGGACATACTCATGGATTCGATCGGAAGTTCTTCGAATATGACCTCGTCTTCGTTGACGTCACGAATGGATACGGCGGGTCCGCCCTCCTTTAGAAAAGTCCAGATATCGAAGAGCCCCTCCTTCTCGTAGAGAATCTCACCCCCATTGATGAGTGTCAGAAGGATCTTCTCTGCGGGTATCATGATGCCTTCCTTTCAATGTCGTACAGCGACGGCTTCATCCAAATGGTCGTCAGGTGATTGACGTCGTCCTTCTGCTCCCACTCGCGAGCCGAGAAGGTCATGACGCCTCCGTCAACTAACCGGAAATACCAGATGGTCCAACCGGTCTCGTCGTACTCAGCCCAGCGTTCGGTAAATTCCGCTCGCCGAATGTCATTCCCGTACTCCCAGATCAGGATATACGGATCATGCCCGTCGTTGTGCGGGCTCCTGTACTCACTCACCACAGAACTCCTTGGTAGATAGTTTCCCACTTGCGTCGTTTGGCGTCCCACGCCCTTTTCATCGAGTCGCTGTGAGACTCCAGGAAGAGATTTGAGAGCCTGTTATCAGTCAGGTCACCACTCAGGTGGGCGACCCGCTGCGAGGGCTCCAGAGGGCCGTTGAAGGCCTCCCAGACCAACTTCTGGACGTATTTCGTCCGTCTAATTCCACGATCCCACAGGGTTACCTGGACGTACCCGTTCGCCCTAAGACAGGGGGTGAGGATTTGACCAGTCGATATACGACGAATCCTACCGAGATCACTGACCTCAATATCGTCGATGATGCTGTCCTTGAATGTCTCAGTAGGAGCCAAGTCGGCAGTGCTGGGGGATTCCACTCTCCCTCTCTCCTTTCACTCCATCGACCATGTGAATATAGTACTCGACTGGCATGTACTCCTTACCGTCCTCCTCGATGATGGGCTTATACTTCGGTCCGTCCTCCTTATCACCCTTGGGCGGAAAGTAAGGGTACTCGTCACTCAGATACAGGTTGTCCAGGGCGCAGTTCCAGACGTTGCCGTCTTTGTGGCAGAGATAATGCGAGTTGACCTTCTCTCCCATGAACGTCTCCCAGACGGTGAAAGCAACCGGGAAGGTTCGGCTCTCTCCGTCGACACGGACCGAGAACATGAGGTTGGTCCTGCTCGGAGGCATCATGGGCTTGATCCGGTGAAGGGTATCCATGTTGATCAATTCGCCGCCCTTGCTGATGGCAAAGCCTGGCCAGCGATCCAGAGGCGTGAACTCCTCGTTCAAGTCCTTCAGATATAGGTTCTCCAAGGAGCAGTTCCATGGGTCACCATCTACATACCGAACCTCGTGCATGAATGGGATCTCGCCGTGGAAATGGGTCCAGATGATCTTGCTGAGGAGCTGAACCCGGTAGCGATGTCCTTTGTAAAAACGGATCTGCGGAAGACCATACCGGGACGTCCGGATGGGTATAAGCTTGCCTGAGCGCTTCCCGTAGACAGTTCCATCCTCTCGGATATCGTAGATGTTCGGGTCGGGCATCGGGTCAGCGGTTGCCATTAGTAGCCCCCTCCACGAGACGGTACGCAGAAATCATGTCGTCGGCCACTCCAAGGAGCCCCTCCTTGTGCCAGGCGATCCAGTG